GCAGAGATGGTCTTAATTAGAAGGCTTCCATCTGCACGGATCGATGCCGACTGGATTGTCAGTTCCGTCGCATCGTTAAATGTAATCTTCATTTTTTTACTCCTTTCTGTGCGATGTCGCACAATATAAAAAGAGCCTTTCGGCTCTGGTTACTGAAACTTTTTTTAATTTAACAATGTTTTGTCTATAATCTGGAAGTTTGCTCTGTGTATGTATAATGCTTTTCCGTCAATCATGAGCTTTGTCATCTTTGGCAAATCTTTTGGAATTTCCCAATATACCTCATCACCGGAGTAAGCTGTTATAGGCTGCCCAAGCTGAGATTTTACAACAACAATTCTCGACTTGCCAAACATGTTTTTATACTTATTTACAATACTGGCAATATATGTATTATCTGTAATATCACCATTTGTATTGCTGTAGATATCTTCTTGCAAAAAATCAACCTCTGTATTAAGTCCATTTTGTTCAAAAACACATGTATCTCCACAGCTCTGAATTTCTTTACCATCAATGTTGATGGTAATTATAGACGATAGTTCATAGCCTGTGATAATATCACCAGAGCTATCATAGCTCGCTGTTTCAACCGGATTTCCTTCAATGTTTATTTTGTCACCGGTTGTTGTCATTACCTTGTTCCCGTAGTTATCGTATGTGTTGATTGTATATCCATTACCAATGAGGCTTCCCCTTAAATCATTAATGGCGGAATCTAACATTGCACACCCCGTCATGGAACACAGTAATGTTATACAAGTAATGATACCTATGATTTTCTTAATGTTTTTCTTCATATTTCTTTTTCTTCCTTGTCTTATTTATATAATAAGCGCATGACATATGAGTGTGAATTGTATTTATCGCAAGGAAGGCTCTCCTTTCTTTTTATTATTTTATCGTTGTCATGCGCCTATTTTCTGGTTCACTAAATAGCAAAATAGACAGCTCCGCTGGATCCATAATTGGTGGACATGGTACAGAGGAAAAAATCGGTTTCTATATTGATGGCAATGGAATGAAGAATACGCTGTATTCTAAAAGAATACAGACATTAGGTTCTCCTGTCACCCTTCCTTCTGGTTGTAATATTGTTGCTGTAGACGCTTGGATGCAACACAACACTTCCGGGAATAAGTATCCGTTTCCATATATTGATACCGTATCATGGAGAGTGACGCAGGTCTCAAATTTCCAAGGAAACATCCTAAATTGGACACAGGGTGGTGTGGATTGGTCAAATCACACCGGAGTGTTTGTGTTGTATTATACAAAATAGCTACGTAGGATCTGTTTCACACCGCACCAGCACATTCATAACATGTGCAGACACATAGTTGGATCCATACGCCCAGATTGTAGTGCTCCCATTAGAATCAACCGGAGTTGCTGATACATTCCAGGTCTGCTGTGTTGGATATCCACTCTTATAAATAGATGTCACTTGTACCGGGCGACCGGCGAATTGTTTTCCCACATTTACGGTTGCGGTCATATATGCTCCGTCATAGTAGTGTAGGGAAACTTCTTCATAATATACATCCGGTATTTTGCTATTTAGTGACACAAGCTCTTTTTCCAATTCCTCATTGGTTTTTCTCAGCGTAAAGAGCTGTTCTACCGCCGTGATGCTCAGTCCCTCTATCTTCACCCTGTACAGCGGAAGCTCTCTCACCTTTCCTGCCTTATATAAGTCTTCTTGTACAATCTCCGGATCCGTTGCTGTGCTTCCCGCCATTCCTTTCTTGACTTCGCATGTGTATGTATCGATACCGCCTGTTCCGGTCGTCTCGAACCTTGCTACGATGATATCGTTTCTGTTCTGTCCGCTCTGTCCATTTTCGATTTCGCAGTCAATGTAATCCCCGTAAGGGATACGCGCGAAATGTCCTCCTACGCAGATAACTCCGTCTGCAACTCTGACCTTGTTGTTGGACAACACTGTGGCTTTACACGCTTGTCCGACACTTGATACACCGTCCTCACCAAAAAGGCTCTGGTAGATGGCTGCATCGTCTTCTGCGCAGATATTCGGCTCAGCCTCTGGTGCGGTATTAACTGTAATTGGTTTTAATCCAGACATTTAATCATCTCCTTTCATTTTATGCTCAATTGTTATTTCACCATTTTTCATTTTCAAAATCTTCTGTACTACTGGTTTTTGCACTACCGTGTCAGTTACTGTATCGTACCCAGACACAATGTCACCTATCTGAAAATTCATATCTTCTATTGTCATCTCACACTTTTTATAGTTTTGGAGTTCCTGAAGCCTTTTTATTCCACCCTCTTCAAGCTTTTCTGCATCTGCTGATGAATAATTATAGACTGCTGCCAATTCGTCTTTTCCAACATAGTACGGTGTTTTTCCGAGGCCGCCGTCCTTTTGTACATACAGATGGATTACTATTCTTTCCTGATTTTCTCCTTCTCCCACGCACACAAGATGGTTGATTCCCGACCGACAGTCTCTTACGTTCACATTTATCTTCTCTTCATTGCTGTACTCCAAATCTTCCGAATAGTCTATAATCGGCACTGCTTGCAGTAATACATATCCAAACTCCTGTCCTTCCGGTTGAATATATCTAATGTCCAGTCTGTACTGATATCGATCTAAGATTTTCATAATAGCATCATATAACGCCACGTATCTGTCAACCTTCCAGTTTTCCACGTTTATTCCAGTTGCTTTTTCACTAACTTCAAAGAGACCGCCAAAGCGGTCTCCTATCAATTCTTTCAATATTTCATTTAAGTCTCCACTTACAGTTAGATAATCCTTTCCTGCTGGCGGTTCTACAATTTTATATTTTAATTGTCCCCGCCATGTGTTTCCTCTTATGGTCACCTCTTCAGTTTCTGTCGTTGACTCAATATCCTGTATCATTCCACCGTATTCTGTATCTGCTGCAAAGATTCGGCAGCCATATGTATAACACTCTTCATTCCATTCCGTATTTGGAATAATTATTTCAAAATCGTCTTTGTTACCAATATCAATATCTACCTCTGCGATTTCCGGAAGCCTTTTTAATTCCAGTCCATTCTCCTTCGCCACTGTGAACTCTATTTCCTGGCTTACCGCCCCTTCCATGTTGGTTCACTCCTTTCCGTATACAGGATTATGTCAAAATCAAACTTTCCAGTCCACATAATTGTTTGTCTTCCTGGAGCTATTTTTTGAAAAAACGCTCGTTGTTTCTGCCTGTTATGATATGCATTGACCTGTTCTCCACTTTGCGTGACTTTTATTACTGTTTTCGTCTTGCTGTCAATTATCAGATATTCTCCCGCTTCCAACACTATATTTACCAGATGTGGGACGCCTCCTATTGTAACCATAGGATTGACCACTGGACCATATATAATCATTTTGAAATTTGTGTTTACAAAATGTTCGTTAATGATATATCCCGAATTCATACCATTAGCATAACGATATGAATACCGCCCCGGATATCTTTTATTATTAGTTGAAATATTTTCAAATTTTCGAAAATAATATGGCGTTTCTTTTATCCAAAACGGATATGGGGCGTATATCTTTTCCTCTACCTGAATTGCTCTTTTGCGATCATCTCTTCCTCCAGATTCTCTTCCAATCACGTAGCATTCAATATACCAGTCATCTTTATACAATCTTCCTGGAGTTTCATTTAATACATCTGTTTCAGTCATCTCAAAAAATCTATTCGCATTTTCTGCCCTTACATCTTTGTCCCCTAGGAAATCGACTATCAGATTATATGTCACTGCTTTTTTACCAAACTTTTTTACAGCGCTTCCAATAATCATTTTTGTTTCGTCTGGTTCCCAGTCAGAATCATAGAAGCCTGCTTTCCTTATTCTGCTTCGGATATTTCCTTCGCTGATATTAATTTCTTCTTTTGAACTTCCGCATACATATCTAACCATTAAACACTACGCCCCATTCTGATAATTGCCTTGTTACATCTCTCTGTCCCAGATATACCTTGAGTTGTACCTGGCTCATAGCTTCCTGCATTGCTCTTATTATCGCTGGATAAGACTGCGCTGAACTTGTCCCATATCCCCGACTCATCACTGCGTGCACTCCACTGTAATCAACTGTTTCTGCCAATGCCTCTTTTGCTATTCCCGAATTATCAACAAATCCATCTGCCAGTCCTTGCATTGAAAATTCTCCCATTCTCCAGAATACTCTGGACGGTGAATGTATTTCTAATGTCTCATTGGCTGTTCTGATTGCGTCACTCGCCACTCTGCTTGCTGCTGAAATGACTTCCGCTCTTCCTTGCAGAATTCCTCTTGCCAATCCTGCTGATACATTATATCCGAGTTGTGTCGTTGCTGACGGTGTTAATGTACTACGGATTGGTTCTATTGCTGCATTGGCCACATTTTTTGCTGCCTGTTGTACGATTAATATTCCCGTCTGCATTCCCTGTGATAATCCAAGATTTACATTTCGGCCGGATTCTTTCGTCTTTGTTGATGGGGAATGACACCCCAGTCCGTTGTCTACCGCCTCGATTGTCTTCACACCGAGATCTTTTCCTGCTGTCTGTGCCTGGTTCTGAGCATTCTGCATTCCCTGTACAAGTCCGGCAACTGTGTTTGCTCCACTTGCCTGCATAACTGATGTAAGATTGTCCATTCCACCAGCTATGTTGGCCGCGCCAGATGTCATCAACTGCTGTCCCCATTCATTTGTCATAGACTGTATGTCTATGCTCTGGCTCCACAGATCATTGGCTTTTGCCAGTTCTTCATCTGTCATGTTGTTAAATGCAGCAACGTATCCAGAACCTTGCGGTCCCATTTCTGCCAGCTTTTGCAAAATTCCCTGATTGATTCCTCTATCAGCAAGTGATGAAAGATTCTGTTCCCACGCTGATACTCCATTAACTTGGCTCTGCATATTTGATAACAGCTTCTGGGTAGATATTTCTGTTCCAGCATCAAATTCTTCAAACATATCCATCTGTGACTGCAGAGCACTCTGGACATTCTCCTGCATCGTCAGCACGCCATTGGTCACGCTTAGAGCCATTTCCTGCTGTGCATTCGACAGGCTTTTATATGCTTCCTGTTCCTGCCCCGCCATTTCTATACTGACAGCAGATTGTTCCGAAGCTTCTCCTTTTGCTTCCGTGTTATTTCTGACTTCTTCTGTATTAGCCTGAGTCGCATCTGTCAGTCCGGTCATGTAGTCCATATATGGAGCCATTTCTTCATTAGCTTCTGATATGGCATCATTTAGTTCTTTCTGACTTTCTGTTGCTTCAGATTTTGCACCATTCAATTTTGCTTCATCTGTTGCCATCTGATCTAATGCCTCTGTGACTGTCATGACCTCGCCATTGTATTTGATTGTCGCTTCTGACTGTCTCAGTGTCGCTGCATATAACTCATCTAGGTTATCAGCTCCAGTCCGCAATGCCTCTCCATATGCTTCATTAGCCTCTGCATATTCTTCTGCCTGCTTTGTGGCAGCTTCATTCGCTTCTGTCCTCTTCTTTTCAATCTGTTCCAGCTTGCCGTCAATTTCTGCAACTTTATTTTTCGCTTCTGTTGCCGCAATTTCTGCATCTACCAGCTTTTCTACACTGTCTTTCATCTTTTCCTGGGCAACCTGTACTTTTTGCATTTCCACCGCATTTTTAATATAACTTTTCATTTCTGCGGTACTCATGCTTAATTTGCCAGTCGTCTCATCGATACTGAGTGCCATCTCCGGAAACATGGTGTTCAACTGCATTACAATAGAACTCATTCTCTGTTGCTCTGCTGATGTTCTACTTGTCTGATCCGCAAGTGTAGATAATTCATTGACCAAATTATTGGCATAGGTTTCGCTTGCTGCGACCTCTTCCATTGATGTCTTTATCCCATTCGTGGAGTTTTTTAGCTCTTCACTGGTCTCTTTTGCTTTATCTTTTAACTCATCTGTTGCTTTGGTAAGTTCATCAGTTTCACTGGCTGTATCTTTTGTTTTTGATGCCAGTACTGCCATGACTCCTACAACCGCTGTTATTCCTGCAACTAATAGCACCGCTGGATTTGCCAGCATTGCTGTATTGAGTCCTGTCTGTGCTACCGTTGCTGTTTCTGTAGCGGCGGTCTGCGCTACTGTCGCTACTGTCTGTGATGCCGTAGCTGCTGTATCTGCTTCTTTTGCAACAGTCGATGCTGTCTCAGCTACTGTCTCAGCCGTTCTGATGCCCGTCAGTTCCAGAAGTTTTACGCCAAGTTTTCCCAGTGTTTCTCCGGTTTCTTTTACTTCTGATATAAATTTCTTGCTCTTATTTACAACAAACATTGTTCCGATTACAGTTCCAGCCGCTGTTGCTACCGGAATAATCACCTCGATGTTGTCAGCCAGTTCCTTCATTCCCTTTTGTGCTGCCGGCAAAAATGTCTTTAATACTGGCTTTGCAACATCTGACTGGAAAGTCCTTCCAAGCACCTTCCATTCATTTTTTATATTGTCATATTTGACATTTTTTACCTCTTCCATGGTTCCCTGAACCGTTTTATAGGTGTTATTGACTTTATTCAATGAAGTGATGACTTTCATCGAATTGTCTTCTCCAAGTGCGCTCCAGGTATTACTTGCAATCGTCAGTGCCTGCTGTTGATTCTCCATGTTGGCAAGATCTGAAATAACAGAATCAAAGACTTGCTTTGTCGTTGCTCCTCCATCATGCCATTGTGCAACTAATTCTTTCGTGCTATCAGAAAATGCATTGATATTATCATCAATTCTTCCGTCTGCCAGACTGTTTCCGAATTCCTTCACATAGTCGTTGACTTTGTCCAGATTATAGGATCCTGAATCTAATCCATTTTCCATAATCGTGAACATTTCTTCTGCTGAAAATCCTGCCTGTGCCCATAAAGATGTATACTCTGTGATGTTATCCGCAAGCTCTCCCGATTTATTCAATCCTTTTTGGGCGCCTCTTGCCATTAAATCAAACGCCTGGTCAGATGAAACTCCCATTTCGTCAATCAGAGTGTCTGCCGCCCGGATTGATTCGCTTAAATCCATGTTAAAGGTATCTTCCAACGTGATTGCATTTTCGGCAAGTTCACGGATTTTGGACGGATCTGTTTCATTGGTATATTGCTTGACTAATGACATTGCATTGGCTACATCACTGACCGCATCACCATATCCACCTTCATAAAGTTTCTGCATTTCCGCAGAATATGCTGCTGTTTCTTTAGCTGTTGCCCCTGTGCTTGCCTGGAGCTGCTGCTGCGCTTCCTGAAGATCTGCTGCTCCCTCAATTGCACTCTGAAACAGGTCTTTTGACAAGTCTTTTGCAGAATCAACCATGGTATTTACCAGATTGGCTTTTATAATTTTACCTGTACTGGTGACTTTATCAGCAAGCGTGTCAGTCTGTCTGCCAAAATTATCAATGCTCTTTGCGCAACCGTCCGTAGCTTTTTCAGCCTCTTCCATATATGCTGCGTTTTCATTGACAGCCTTCGTAGCCTTTATCGTCTGTGCCTGCGCATTATTCAACTGTTTTTGCCAGTCCTGAACACGATTTCCGGCTCTTTGGTATGTGACTTCTCCTTTTTCCACCTTTTGGCTCAGATCCTCAACTGCCGTTTGCTGTCTCACCATGGCTTCCTCTGATGTATCAGAAGATTGTTTCATTTCTTCCAATGCATTCTGAGCCTGTTCAAGTTTTGTTCTGTATTCCTGCAGTTCATCTCCAACTCTCGCATAGTCTTCCTGAGCGTGAGTCAATCCCCGACGTACTGCCTCTTCTTTTTGAATCTGTTCATTTAATGTTTTTGTTAAAACATCGTTCTTTTTTCTCAATGTGTCAAGCGAGTTGGCATTTCCGGCCGTTTCAGCTTCCACCAACTTCATCTCTGACTTCATGGTCGCAAGGCTCTTGTTACATTGAGTTACTGCTGATCGGAATTCCTTCTCGCCGTCCAGTGTTATATAGGCTCCTACCTTTTTCTTTCCCATATACCCTCCAAGCGGACATAAAAAGACCGCCCTGTTTGGACGGTCTGTCTATTTAAAATACTCTTTTGCACTTTCTTCTATATATTTTTCCAGTTCTTTTCTTGTCTCTACTTTCCGTCTCGCATGCTTTCCCTGAACTCCCGGTGATGCGAATTCATCAAGCTTTCTATATAGATATCTTGGAATGAAAATGATTAACACGGTCGCTATCGGACAGACTAGCCAGAACGTATTTTGTGTACTGACTGCTCCCCACAGAGAACGAATCGTAACTGCTGCCAGCGCACCCGTAATATACATATGTTTTTTTGCATAAAAACAAATTGCTTTAATTATAATAAACACATACATTCTTGCTTTTTCCATCTCGATTCCTCCTCTTGGATTTATCATATCACAAACTATATCATAAATCCATTAGAGATGTGACTTTTTGCTTTTCAAAAATCTGTCTCCGCATTTCAATGTTATGCATATGTTTAAATTCTTCGAATAGATCGCACCATTTTCCAAAATACATATGCGCAATCTCCCGTTCTCTGTAACCGATTTTCATTCCAATAAATACGAGCCGCGCAAAGTTAATTTCTGACTCTTCGCCCTGTTCCTCTACGCGGTCGTCTCGTTTTTTCTTACAAAACATCTCGTAAACTCTTCATGTAGTCTGTTTCCCAAATCTCTTGGGTGCCAGTCTACTTTTCGGAGCAATGCATTGTTCGTGATTTCCGGATATTCTTTTCCTCTTTCTTTTTCAATTTCCATTCCTTCTTTCACGAACCATACCAGTGCATCATTGAGCATTTCCAGATTCGGCATTCCATACGTTCCGATCAGCAGACCTTCATCATTTCTGACTTCTTCCCCGTTTTCATCAACCTTTGGCGTAAATCCAGAAATGCCGTTCTCGAAACTTCCTAATTCTCCATATTTATTCTGTATTTTTTCCAGCACCAATATATCGCACTTAATCGGAAAATCTTCTCCCGATAATACAATTTTTTCTACATCTTCAAACATAGTTTTTCTCCTACTTTACTGCTTTTCCCTGTGTTTCAATGCTCTGCGTTGCCTGTGAAGATCCAAACTGTGTGTAGATCCACTTCAGCGCATCTGCTTCTGTACTGCACATCTCAGTTTCTTTCCAGTCTCCATTATCCATCGCCAGTGCTCTTCCCGAAATAGACGGTGTTTTATACTCAATGGAATCTCCTTTAGTTGAATATTCCTCAGATGGCTCCGAAAACTTTACTTTTTTCAGAAAGTTACCAATATAGCTTCTCGCACCATCAACGACCTCTGCTGAAATCCAGCCCATTCCTACATAATTTGCCTGATCATTCGCATTGAATTTTACATTCTTTTTCGCTTCATCTACCGTGTGTCCGAACATTTTTTTGTGCGCTTCAATCGGAAGCGTACTTGTGTTAAGTGTAACATCAGCGTAATTGAACTGTTTATCGTACTCTGACTGTACATCGTCTGCATTCAGACCACCTTCTGCATAGTTTGGTGTTACATTGATTCCAATCGCCTTTCCACATGCGAATGGTTCATTATATCCGCCACCTTCTTTTACTTCTCCAATAATCGGTTTTCTAAGTCCTACATATGCCATGCCTATTCTCCTTTCTCGATTCCGGCCATATCATTCAGCCAGTCGTCTGTTTCCTGCAATGTCTTAAATTTTTTCTTTCTTCTCCAGTTTCCATTTTCACATGGAACTGCTTTTCCTGTCGTAGTTACCGTATCATATTTCCCCGTCTCTCCTGCTGTCTCATGGTTTTCTCCGTCTTCCTTTAATTTGACTTTGTATAACCATATTGCGAGATAGTTCACGGAACCATTGATTGTTTCTTTTGTTCGCAATCCGATTCCCACATATCCCCCGCGGTCTTGTTCGTTTTCCAGACAATCGTCTTGATTTCCTTCGTGTCCGAATGCAAGCTTACTTGCTTCCATTTCAATCTCTGCGGTATCCAGTGTTACATCTGCATAAGAAAACACCTCATCATCTTCATCATCATTGATATCACCATAATCTCCAATGTCTTCATATTTCGGATCTATTGATACTTTTATTGCCCGCCCAAATCTCATTCCATTGGAATATGATACGCTTCCATTATTTTCGTTACATTTTGCCAATACGATATTGGCCAGACCTATGTAAGCCATCTACTCTTCCTCCGCGTAACAAGAAAAACACAGGTGATAATATTTCGTATCCTTTTCATAGAATGGCTCTATGTCCGTAACGACCATTCCGGCTTCTTCCAGTGCATTTCTTATTTCTTTCCTTTTTTCCGTATAGTCATACTGCGTATACAGATGCACCTGCATGTAATGTGTCCAATCACAGCCTTTATCGTCTGCATACATCCCCGGCATTTCGATTTCCGGATTATATACAATATACTCATCTGGTTTATTTTCGAGCGGACAGCATAACGGCCAGATTTGCTGTGCGACATCGCACAACGCTTCTTCTATCCTGGAGTTTATGCTCATTCTCCAATCACCTCTTCAAATTTTTCCTGCATTCTCTCCAGGCACTCGCCCTCTGCATTTTTTACTGCGTTCGCAAGTACAGGTCTTGCCTGCTGTTTTGTCGTTCCATAATTAAGATAAGCCAGCTTCTCATTATTTCTTACGCCCTTCTTATCTTTTCCCTTTGCCGTCACCGCAATATAATGACCAATTGAGTTCTTTCCTGGTTTACAAGCCTTTATTGATGATGCCAGTTCTCCTGTGGCGTATCCTCTGTTGGCAGCTCTTTGTACCTGCCCCTTTAATTCTTTCTCAAGCGGTTGAACTGCTGCCTCCAAAAGCTCTGGCGCATATTCATCAATTTTCCCCAGTTGATCCAGTTCTTTCTCTAATTCATCAAACCCTGTTACGCTAAATCCCATATTAACCACACGTTAATTCTACGGTTGCTTTTCCAGTCTTGTAACTCCTTACAATGTCATATATCGCGTCATCGTAGATTACCTTTCTTGCATATTCCGGTTTTCCTTCGACAATGTGTCTAGTTTCTTCCCACTCTTCGCTTCTTACTACCAGTATCGTCTTTACTTCGATACCGGCTCTCATTGCTTCATACATTTCCTGTCTTGCTACAGATTTTTCAGACACGTACACTTCCAGGCTTTCCGGCTGTTTTTCCGGAAAGCCATTTTTATTCTTCTTTATTTCCTCCCAAATCAGCTTCGCTTTTTTCATGCTCATAATCTCCCGACAATGCCATAGCATCTCTTAATGACTCAAAAGCACGGTGGAAACGCTCTGTGTTTTCATCGTATCCATAATTACCTTTACAATAGAGTACAATTGCCTGAATATATGTAGAATCTTCCAGTGCCTCACTTACACCAGCAATCTTTAACTGTCCGATTGCCGCATCAATTAAGGCTTCCACTTCTTCGTCTGCTTCTCTTGTTGTAACCCTGATTCTCTGTTTTACCGTTTCCACTAACTCGCCTTTAATCATCTCTTAACTCCCTACGCTGCTTTCTTAGTCAGTGTGACCAGTCCATTATTATCTATGGATTTTCCGTCACAGATTTCAACTGCTTTTGTGACCTGATCTTCCGTATCATTGTCCTCGTAACTTTTTACAGTCATTGCATAATTGGTATTATACATATAATTTTCCCAATCATACAGGAATGCTACTACCGTATCACTCTCAACTGTTTCGGAAATATTCGGCATATAATCATTGCAGAGAACCTTTCTTCCAAGTAATGTTCTCTCCGGCTTTCCATTAAGTCCATAATTTTCTCTGGCAATTGGCTGTCCATCTACATCTACCATTCCTAAGAATGACATAAATGTCTTTTTGGTCATGTTCCATACCGCACCATTCTCATATGCAAGTGGAAGTTCTCCTTCCATATCTGTCAACGTTTTATAGGTTACGCTCTTTCCTTTTGCAATTTCTACATTCCCTGCTGGTGTTTCTGTTAAAACTCCTTTAGGTTTTCCGTTACCATCTCCACTGATAAACGCCTGCTCTTTTGCTTTTACCATTGCATCTGCCACATTATTTACGAATACCGTTTCGAATACCTTCAGTGACATAACATGAGCTTCTAATGTCATTGAAATTGCACATCTTAATTTATATCCTTTGATGTCAATATATCCGGTTGTCTTTTTCTGTTTTTCGCTTGTACCACCTTCAGCTACCCATGTTGCAACTGGTTTTACACTGGAAGTTGGAATTGATGCTCCTGGCGCGTAAGAAGTTTTTGTCACCAATGGAAGGATCATTCCTAATGATTCCATTTTTTCAATAATTCGATTAACAACTACTGGCGAGATGACTGCCCCGATATCTCCTGTTTTTGTAGGTCCAGCCTCATTTCTAAATTTATCCGGAATCGCAGTTCCACGAACCACATAATTCATCAGCGCCGTTCTGTACTCAATGGAATCGTAAATATTTTCTTCTTGTGGTGCCTGTCCTGTGAATGAAACTCCATTTCCTGTTGCGCCAAAAACGTTTCGTGGTTCCGGTTCGTTATTCAGTGCATTAAAATTCGCCTGCGCCTGTGCAATCTTATCCCATTCAGCGTCTAAGGCTGTGATTTCTTTCATCTTTTCTTCTGCTTCATCAATTTTCCCTGCATTGATGAGGCTCTGTGCCTCATCTAACATAGTTCTTCTTGTTTCTTCATACTGTTTTTTATTCATCTTGTACTCTCCTCCTGTTATGAGATATTTTTTAATTTCAAAAGATTTAATTTGCATTGCATCTCTGACACGGTTGTTTTATTCCCATCATCATCTAATTTCAACATCTTTCTGATGTTCTCCATTTCCGTTTTATCTGGCAATCTGAATTCTGGTCCAGCAACCATTTGATGATTCTCTTTTTCTTCAAACATAATTTTGTCTATCAAATTATGCTCTTTCGCGCGATTCGCACTAAGCCATGTTTCTTTTTCCATCATTGCCAGTGCTTCTGTTTCACTCATTCCTGTCTTTTCAGTATAAGCTGTGCATAGTGCTCTGTCTGCTGTCCTTAATACTTCTGCAGTATGCTCCATAGCGCTATGATTTCCGCTTGTCTCTGTTGATACACAATGTACCATCATCAAAGCGGTCGGTGACATTTCACAATAACCTGCCATTGCTACAATAGACGCTGCGCTGCAGGCTTGTCCTGTGATATAAATTTTCACTTCCGCGTCCGTTGCCCTTAATGCTGTGTAGATTTCAGAACCGACATCAATCACACCTCCCGGTGAATTGATGTACACTTCAACTTCGTCTCCCGGTATTGTCTTATCTAGAATGTCCAGCACATCTTTTGGACATGTGCTTTCCATTCCAAGGAAATCGTATACCCATTTATAGTCATTCGGGATCATTACGCCTCGTAAGTTGATTCTGTACTTCATGCTTTTCACCTCCCTCTGTGTAACCTAACAGCTTTATGATCACTTCTGTCATTGCTTTGTAATTTTCCTGATCTACTTTTTCTAATGTATCCTTTACCAGATTTACGACCTGTGTATCCAATCTTCTGATTGGCTCATCGCCACCCGGGATTGGAGCCATGTTCATGGTTGCTCTCCATTCATTTGGAGTCATTGCTCCACGGTCAACCATTGCCTGAAATGCCAATTTTGTAGTCAGACTTGCGCACTGAAGATTGTTCGCCTCAAATACTATCCGATTACCAAATCCTCTTTCTTTTCTTGTGAATAATCCCACTGTATATGTCTGATGCATCTGTATGACGACCGGTTCTATTTCTGATTCATAATATGCATTCCACTCATTTTCCGAATAATCACTTTGAACAATTTTTTTGTTCGTGTTGAAGAATGAGTACACTCTTTCAATTGTCCGGTCTGTCTGTGCTGCATTTGGCACATAATCTTTCGGTTCGATTCTCTCTACTTTTGCTTTCGCATCAACGCCTGCTGCTCCAAATGTGTCTGTCTCTACAGCCAGATAATTCTCTACGAACTTCTCAACATTCTTCTTGATATCTTCGTCTCTCATGGATCCGGTAAATGTAAGTAGCCATCTTACTACTCCACTGTTTTTGATGGCCTTGATGATTCCTTTGTCTATTGTTCCAATGACTTCCATCATTCCTGTTAATGCTTCTGCAGGACTTTCTCCAAAGATATCATCTTCATTGTAGTCTTGCCTGAGATGAATAATATCAGAGTATTTAAAAGTGTCGCTCTTCCCGTTTCTGTATAGAAATTTAAGAAAAAGCTCTCCTGATTCGTTATATTTTGTTCCTGCCCAAATGCATGGTATCGGGTATAACTGCATCGGCTTACCATTCTCATCTCGCACAATCAGAATGAACGCATTATTGTTTATGCACAGTTGGTTCGCAACTTTTTCCTGCATCTGCTGCCCCGTCATGTACGGATTAGGTTCTGACAATAAAAATCTGATATTTGCATCTGGGTTTACTTTTAATCCTCCTGCGGGATCATCTCTAATATGCTTTCCGATAAGTTTTCCAATTGCTTTTACTTTTGGGCGTATACAAGCCCTTACAATATCACTGTCATATAATTGCCCATTCCAGGCGTAATAATTATCACCCGTCATTGTAATCATTTTTATCACGCTGCCACCGGTCTTATTTGAATCTCCTTTATTTGTCGGTTCTCTTTTCTTAAATAATCCCATCTTTCCTCCAAAAAAATATAACGCCTCCCAGCGCTATATTAATGACATGTATTCATTTATATTGTTCTGCAACACTACATAGGCATCTAGTAATGCTGCGGTTCCATCAATCCTTCTCCTAGGTTTACTAGTCTTGATTGGCTGTATGTTGTCATTCTTGTCAACATCGACCGCCGTGTTACACAGACACCATTTATCTACTGGATTGTTATTATATACAATCAGGTTATTTTCCAAATCAGCTCCTAAATCTTTCATTGGCTGTGATAACGTCTTCTTTCCCTGAATAACTGGAATCATAACTGATTTTCCAAATTGATCCTGCATATCTTCCACAAAATATGCTGCGCTCCATGCATCATATCCGATAAGGTTTAAGAAGATATCATATTTTTCTTGAATTTCCATGAACCATGCTTTTACATCTTTGTACGATATCTTATTCCCCTGACACATTCTTACGTATCCTTTATCAATCCACACGTCATATGGAATCTTATCTTCCGTAACGCGCTTTTCTACAAGGTCCTCCGGCATCCAGTACATAGAGATTACATAGATTCTTTCGTCATTTGGTACTTTGAATATTACCTTTGCTGCTGTGAGGTCTGTTGTAGCAGATAAATCCACGCCTCCAACTCCATATCTTGGCTTTAGTTCTTCCAGATTATAGGTCTCAGTATTGTTTGCCTGCTCAAATGTCAACCAAGCCTCTGAAGATGTCTCGCGTATATTAAATTCTTTGCAAAGAAGATTCTTCACTAATAGCGGATTCTTCTTTGCCTTTTCAACCTTGTCCCGCAAAGTCTTTTTATTTTTTATAGTACCTAATCCCGGATTTGCCATTTCCCAACATTCCGGTTTTACCCAGTCTTTCCGGTTATTAAGTTCGTAAATAAATGCTATGAAATGTTCATCTTTGTATCCGTCTGGATCTCTGTACCCATTGATGACCATTTCTGCTTCCTCATACTTCTGATCATAAATATCTTCCCGGATTGTTCCTGTGATGTATGTTAATGGCTGTTCTCTGGCAGTCACTCCGTCGGCCATAATGTCATACAATGCTTTCCCCTGTTTCCACTGGTGAATCTCGTCCATTAATACACAATGTACATTCAATCCGTCCAACGTATCGCTGTCTGAGGCAAGTGGTTTGAAAACACCATCATTGAACTCGGTCTGTAATTCCGCTACAAGCGGTTTTACTCGTTTTAGCAGCGACGGAGATTTTTTTACCATTCTCTTTGACTCTGACCAAATAATTTTACTCTGATCTTTCTTGGTCGCTACCGCATACACCTCCGGTCCCATCTCTCCATCAGCCGTAAGCATGTATAATCCCACAATTGACGCAAGCAGTGATTTTCCGTTTTTCTTTCCAACAATCAGCAAGGATTCCCGGTATTTTCGGTTTCCCTCAATATCTATAAATCCGAATATGGTTGCCAGATGTGCTTTTTCCCAAAGTTCCAGCACAACCCGTTTCCCTCCGAATTTCCCCTTGGAATGCCTGCAATAGTTCTCTGCAAACTCTAAAACATGATTTGCTCTTTTATTGCTGTAAAAATATTCTCCCGGATTTTCAATATCATGCACTACTTTCTTGTATGTCTGATATACTTTATCCGATACCGCAATTTTATGTGCCTCAATTTGCTCCCAGTACTCCAGAATTGGATTGTAATCTTCTGGATACTTAATCTTCTCGGCCATTTACAAACTCCTCAAATCCGTCTCCGGATTCTCCTTTTGTTTTGTTTTCCTTTGGAATCAGGTCTGTCAGTTGTTTTACGACTGCCATGTAGTTTTTGATCATAGTGTTATATATTTCTACCTCTGATGACTTCTTCACACCTTTTTGATTTGCCCCATTCTGATATTCCTCGGTATAGCCTTTTTCGTTAATCTTTTCTTGTAACTCTGCCAGCGAAACTGCCATAAATGCTGCTTCTTCAATCAAGGATTCAACTGTTTTTTTTACATTTTCATCTAACTCTTTGAAAATTTCATTTAATTTTCTCTTCTCAGACTTAATCTTCTGTTCTTTCGTTTTCTCTGTCTTTTTCCGTGTTCCTCCCACTTTCTTTTCTCATCTCCAATCGCTGAATTGTGTGTATTGTCTGCACAATTTACCTACACCCCCTCATGTGCGCGACCTGTGTATTCCTTGTAGGTGAGACTGTGGTCTTGGACCGTCTGATTATTTTTCAAATTGAGGGGGGAGTACGACCATCTCACCGTCTTGCGAGAATTCGTATTGCACAAGACCGCTTGGTCCATCTTTACTGTTTTCTTTTTGATGGCATATATGGCAGTCGAATTTTAAATTCTGAAAACTCAAAGCAATGTCTGGATTATTGATATTCTCAGGAGTGAGTTCTTCCTTGTGGTGAACAATATACCCTGGTGCCTCATGGCATGTTTCACACATACCGCCATCAATTGCTTTCCTGTGTTCAATGTAAGCTTTTCTACACATCTTCCACTTTTTTGAATTGTAAAATGCTTTTGCAAATTCTCTTGCCATCTCTTTACTCCATGTAAAATGGCAGCAATCAATTGACTGCTGCCACTGTTCATTCTCTTCTGTTGTTCTCTTCCATTCTTCTTTTTATCAGAGCGTGATTAGGCCACGCTCTGATGTGTGAAATTCTAAGGAGTCCTTTGTGATTCGTCTGATCTCATCTTTTGGACGCTATCATTTTAACATGGTTTTCTGTCCTAAAAATCCAGAATTTATTTTTATTAATACATTCTTTTATTTAGATTTGCATAGAATAATCTTTTCTTCTCGTAGTATAGTGATCTACTCAGCGGCATTCCCTCTATTTCCAGTTCTTTGATCTTCTTTTTTTGTGTTACTCCTTTTAGAATCCATTTATAATTTTCTGAATCCGTTTCTATAGCTGTCTGTTCAACAATCTTTATTTTTTCTTCCAATTCCATTCTCCGAATCACGAGTTGTTCTGTCGCGCTCCCTTGTGGTTGGCTCCCTTTTCCTTCCACCCCATACTGGATAGCTTTTACCGTGTCCGTGAGATATGCTAATTCTTTTCTCCACTCCCAGTATTGATAGCACCTGGATCTTAATTCATCGTATCTGTCTTTCGACATATGGTATTTATTTTCGTTTAGTGGTCTTACGTTCGGCATATATCCTCCTACGCTGTTCTTCTCCGTACATCTCTCATTGCCTCTGGACTGATCTGTGCATAATAGCGACTTGTTACAGTCGGATTGGCGTGTCCCATCACTTCCTGAATGATTCCAATGTCTGTTCCCTTGTCTTTTAGATTGACTCCCAGAGTCTTTCTGAGCTTATGTGGATAGACTTTGCAGTCCATATTCTTTCCTACTTCCTTCATGGCGTTTCTGATGCCACTCTTCTTCAGGCGGTAATATGGCGCTTTGTCCCACACGAACAGTGCTTCATTGTCATCTGTGCGACTGTCCAAGTATTTCCGCAAGTGATATCTGGCTACTTCGTCCAGATACAGCAGACGATACTTGTAAGACTTTTCGCTCATAATCATAATGTCTCCGGTCGCCCAGTCTACGTGATCGATGTTAATCTGCGGAATTTCTCCAACGCGTGCTCCAGTACTTCGGAGCACTTCGATGATGGCTCTGTCTCTTAATGAGACGCAACCTTCCCGAAGCTGTTCGATCTGCGCCGGTCGGAAGTAATCAATTGGTTTCACCACTTCCTTCATCGGCTCCGTTGATTCCACGGGATTGTAGGACATGAATTTTTCTTTCCGCATCCAGGTGAAAAAGGCCGATAAATACCGGCGCTCGTTGTTGCAAGTGGACGCCTGGTTCTTCTTGCCTCCTGCTGCCACGTTGCGCTTCTCATACCAGTCGAGATAACTGTCAATGTCAATCTCGTCCATCTTGTTGAGCGGTTTCTCAATCACGCTGGTAAGACGCATGATTGCATCGCGATACTGCGCCTTAGTTTCTGGGCGCAAATTCTTTTTCTTGATCATCATCAGCGAGATATAATAACGGTTCTGTTCTTCTGTTGATGTTCGGATTTCTGCCGGTAAGTTGGTGATTTCTTCCATGTTCACGGCTACCAACTGTTTTTCAATAACTTTCTGCATGATATCCAGTGTGGTGTTGTCTACATATCCGGACATCTCGAAGATGATATTATTAATAATTTCGGTTTTGATATTGGCATTATACATAATAGTCCTCCTTGTTTCCTAAGAGGCATTATGATATAATGCTCTTAGGTGAATGAACAGTAGATACAGTGTCTTGCCGGACGGTCTACTGTTTATTTTTTTATTGTCAATGTTCACTCACCCTTGACTGCTGCCACAGTCGTTATACTCTTTTCTGGAATTTTTCAAGCATTCTTGCTTTCCAGCCTTCCGGCTGTTCTTCTGGCTGTTCTTCTGCTCCCTGGACGTATCCGTCTTTATATTCTTTAGCCTCTTTTATTTTCTGGCTACATTTTCTCTCTGCTTCGTTCTGTAGCCTGTTTGCTCGTTCTTCTATCTGATCATATTCTTTCTTGTCCATGTTCCCTCTCCTATTTTCCTGATCTGAGCATGCAGAACAGTAATTCTGTTATTGATCGTTTTCTTGGTCCTGGTGTGCAATGAATTATTTTATGCAATCTCCACTCTCCAGCCATTGTTGCTTTTGTAAGTGGTGTAGGATTTTCAAATTCGTCCCACTCTTTTCTGCTTTCTGGGATCGCTACCATGATTCCGTAGTGCCTAGATGATTCCGGGTTACATTCCCTGATGTGTTCTAAAAGCTTTCCTGAATTTCTGTCTGCGATTAAATCCTTGTAACACTCCATTGTTGTTACGATGTAATTTTGCTCACCAAGAAAATTCAGTCCGTTTCCGCTGTAGACATCTTCCCGGCAACTCTTAATTTCGTAACAGATGAATTGTCCTTTTTCGATTGCTCCTACGGAGCATTGGTTTGGTGGCATGAACTGCATGAAATCTACTCTTTTTACGTTCGTGCTTCCATAATCGATACTGCCTTCTGATGCCCAGTATTTGCCTATTCCTTGTAATTTCTTTGTTATCAGCAGATTACTTAAAAAACTAGTTACCATTTTCCTGTTCATTTTCTACTCCTTATATGGTTCCGGCAATGGCATCCAGGCAACAATTGCTTTTGTCGTATGTTCATAGATTCCTTGAAAGATTCCATTTCCCCAATATCTCATCTCAGTTACTGTTCCGCTGTAAAAGCATACAATTACATCCGTGTTATCCTCCGGCAACCTCTCACTGCATGGAATCCACTTGCTAAGGACATTCGTGTCCTCAGCATCTTCCAGCCTTGCCAGCTTCTCCATAGCTTCTGACAACTTATTCTTATCCTTAATCACTGCTTTTCCAGCATGATATTCTGTATATCGCATCTATCTCAGCTCCTTTCTCGCCCGTTCCTTAAGCGCCGTATCTGTCGGTGTACCTTTGTCCACCAGCTTGATACCAGCATATTCTTCTGTGAGCTTCTGCATCTCATCCATCGCTACCACACCTTTTTCCCAAGCTTCATACAGGCTCATACAGCTCTCTACAAATTCCGGTATCTTCTTCCTGGCTGACTTCGGCCAGAAATCCGCAATCAGGACATTTGTTGGGATTACCAGCATCATCTTAAGGATTTCATTGGCTAATTCTGCGTTCTTAGACATCATAAGCTCCTTGGCTTTCCTGGCTTCGAATTTCCGGATCTTCTCCAGTTCATCCATTGTGATCGTAACGCTCTTAGGACGTTCCGATCTGCGTTTATCTGTTCTGCGCCTTTCAGCTCTATTCATGACTAATCTCCTCCTTCACTTATTTTCTCGTCAGTCTCGGACCTTCCACTGCCTTATCACATACTTCCACATCACAACCTCGCTCTTTTCCGGTGTGGATGCAATAATCACAACCACCTGCATCACTGTGGCGATACTGGCAAGTCCTGCATTTATGACGGTCAGAATTATCTCCAATCATATCTGCCTCATCATGCTCTCGCTTCCGTTTGGCATGCATATATACTGTTCCATAAGGGATGCCTGTTCTTTCTGCAATTTCTTTATAGCTCAATCCCTGATCTAGAAACATCCAGATTACTTCCTGTTTTTCTGCCGGAGTCATCTACTTCTCTCCCTTCTGAATCCACTTCAAAAACTCTACAAGCTCAGATTCGCTGTTTGGATATTTTGTGTAGCAATCATGTATTGTCCATTTTGTCTGACCATTTTTCCCACGTGGGACTTTTGGTCCATTAATCAAATGCAGATAGGATACATAGTCTGTATACTTGCTTTCGTATTCTTCAGCAATGAGTCTTGCTCCATTTTCAAAATCATATTTGTAGTAGATACAGCCGATATGTTCATCTGTGTACCAGACTCCCCAGTCTCTATGATTTCTCAGCCACTCTTTTCTTTGGTCATTGTTTCGGAATATTGGCAGTTCTGGCTGTTCCGGTTCTTCCGGAGGATTCAATACCATATCTAGGTCATGGATATATCCTGCCAGTGCTGCAACTAATATCTTCTGCTTCCGGATCCTGATATCATTTGGACCGAATTCTTTTTCAGCCATCTCCAGATACATCTGAGCTTTCTGATTCTCTTCCTTGGCAATATCGATATCGGTCTTCTCAGATACTTCTTCATACAACTCTGGCTCTGATGGAATATCAACGATTGCAATACCTTCCGGCTGTTCCACAATGACCGGTTCATTTTCTTCCGGAATCTCCTGATAATCCTCCACAGGCTCTGTTACTTCTTCCATAATGTCCTGAGGGATTTCAATTCCCACATTTTCCTCTTTTGGAATCTTTTCATCGTGCTCATGCAATTTCTTGTAATGATTCCAGCAAGCTGCACATTCTCTCCAGCCTTGCAACTGGTCTTCATCTGATGTTCCCCAGTTCTCTCTCGGACAACTTGTCTGTCCTGGAGGACAGCTTGACTGTTCTGGTTTGCAATCTGTATTTTCCGATTGTGCGACGTCGCACACTTCCTCACTCGGCTGTTCTTCCTCATTTTTCTGCTGTGCCTCTTCTATTGCGACTACATTCCACATGGACTGTATGGCTGCTGCCAGGTAGAACCAGTCATAGTCACCCATATACTCATTATTTTCTGACCAGAGTTGGATATAATCATCGAACAAATTGATATGGGCTGCCTTTTCTCTAATTGCGAAATAATAGGTTCTGTCTTTGCCTTCACAGAATTTCTGTCTGATCAGTATGGGACTTGTAGTCACATTCATAACTCTGTTCTGATAGTTCTCCAGGAACCAATTCCGATGGATAACTATGAATTTTCTTGCAAATGCATTTAGATACTCTCTCTGTTCTTTTGTCGGCTTCTGCAGTTCTACTTTTGTCTTTTCTTCCTGCTCCGGCAGAACTTCTGGAAAATCTTCCACGCTCATCTGACCGGGAAGCTGTCCTTCCTCCTCTTCGGGTTCCGGATCCGGTGTTCGAATCTCTCTGATTTCCCGGACTGTCATTTCCGGGGTCACTTCTTCCAACTGCTCACTGTCCAGATATAACATTTCCTGGAGTTGGCTCTTACCGAAATCCTTATAACCGCTATCCAGGAATGGACTATATCCTCCCTGGGAAAACTTCTCGTTCATCTGCATCCAGCGGATTGCTGTAGATCTCTTGATGCCGTACTGGTCCTCGGCCATTTCGTAGATACTTGCATATCCGTCTTTCTGAAATCCTTCTGTCTCTTTAATCTGCCTGAGATAGAATCCGATTCCGATAAAGTTCTGTGTCATACCCTGTAGCTTGTTCCGGATAATCTCTTTCGCTTCCCGATAATCAATATTCAGATACCACTCTTCCTTTTTCTCAATCTCGTCCATAACATTTACTCCTCTTTCCGGTCATGCAGCGCCTGCACATTTATACTGTGCCACAGAAGCAGATTTACCACATCAGGCTTTCCACCATACTTCTCTTTCACCTGCAACATGTTCCGGTTCCACTCTGCCATGTCTCGCGTCTCAAGATACTGTTTGTATATCTTCCAACACTCGTTATATATTGATTTAATACGTTCTTCCATAAAAGCTCCTTTTGTTACCATCTGTTACCATTTTTCTATACTTGTTACCGTTTATCGGAAACTGGTCTATGTACTGTATTTATTGCATTCGCGCCACTTTTACGCGCTCAGTTACCGAGTTACCACAACATTTCCCGTATAGGAGAAATGTTTTTCATTCAATGTGCATATATAATTACTTCTCTATAGACGTAAAAAAGTGTTGGTAACATTGGTAACGGGTAACCTTATTTGAATGGTAATTCCTCCTGTTCAATCGTTTCCATGTCTTCCACTGGCTCAAAACCGTCCTCGTCAAGCTTGTCATTTAGTTTTAGAAACACGCATCGAACCGGATTACCTTCTACTTTCTTTACCTTTGTCATACGTCCGCCTTGCGTTTCAATCAGACTCTGTCTGTCCGCCCAGGAAAGAAATGCTTTGTCAGAAAAGCCACCACTCTTACATAATTCTTTAAATGCCTGGTTGTATATAATGGCATATCCATTCTCCAAGATTCCCCACTTTTCTACTTTAGTCTCAGCATCAAATCTCTGATGGTTCATTGCAATCTTATCCTGCAGATAACGATAGCAGCGCTCATTATCGCTTAGATCATTCCTGTTGATCAGAACGCCTTTAGCTTCTTCTAATGTGATATACTCTCCGTCCTTAAACAGATAATCTGTCGCAATTTTATCTGCAGTCAGAAGAATTGCCAGCGACATACTCTGTTTCTGCATTACCTCATCATCATGCAACTTTGCCTGGAACTCCTTTTGGATTCGCCGTATTTCATCTACTCCAAGCTTCTTCAAAATTTCTATATATCGTTTTCCTGCAAGTCCATAGTGTTTCTTAACAAGTTCTGCTGTCTCCTGTGGATCCACAAAAACGTGATCCTTGCATTCTACTTCCAAAATACGGTTAATTGCCCCACCTTGCGACACATAAGAATTCAATGGACGTTCTCCATTGGTCAGAATACAATTCTTCCAGCGATTCTCTCTGTTAATGCCAAGTTCCTTGTTGGATCTGCTTTTTCCTTTTCCAGAACACAGGTCATATACAACACCTTCGAAATTATCCCGGATCCGGCTACTTGTCTTACTGGTATCGTCTAAGATCACTGGCAAATGATTCAACATATCCGCTTTTGCTTCCAAAGCTACTTCTGTTGTCTTAAAATCTCCTATGTAAGCAGATTCGTCCGGATTCGCCCAGATTGATGTTGCGACCATTAAAGATACTGTCTTACCGCCTTCGGTCTCTCCCCAGAGGTCTAAAATAAATGGAAGTCCACCAAGGAGGCTGACAAGCACACTTGCAAATGATGCAGCCATCATAAATTTGATTTCCACTCTTCCTGTCTTCCGGAGCTTCTGTATGTGGCTCTGCCATAGCTTCCAGTTCCCGTGTTCAGAGATACTGTCGTAGGTCTGTCGGAAACGTTGGTCTCCGTCAAATACAATCTCTGTATCGTAAGGAATGAATTGATCCTTAATCCAACCAAGCTTACTGGTAGAATACTGCACATTAATGTGGCTATCATTCATATTCTCCACATCAGACAAGAAACGTACCAACAGCTTCGCGTTTTCCGAAGTGACAGAAATGCCTCTTCCGGAAAGAGAAACAATCTTGCTGGCAGATGTTACCATTGTTTTAGGAACAATAATTTCATCCCATCGCCCATTTCTTTTGTAGGCAATCTTAATCTGTTCTTCACCAGTTTCAAGATTTTTCATTCGCTCCACTGGCAGAATTGGGTGATAACAGGCAACTGCGTCCACCTGACTGTCATTCTGTGCATATACGCCGTCTTCTCCGGCAATCCATGCCCCGCAAAACATGTTGTCATATGGTCCTTCAAAATTGGTCCACTTATCCAGCATGGTAATCGGTTTCTTTCGCTCTCTCTGTTTTGTCTCCCTGTCTACTCTTTTGTATGCTTTTAATAGTTCTTCGAATTTCTTTTTAACTCCAAGCTCTGTAGCTCGATCTGTTAGAGAGAGAATCATTCGAGCCTTTGTTATTTCATCTTCCTGGTCAAATATTTCCAGAAAAATCTTCTCATCAAGTATGCTATTACTATCCAGCCTTGCTAAAGGCTCCATTTAATCACCCTCTTTCCTCCATCATATCCGCACGATATATCATCATCTGCATTGCATTGTAACAATCACACCAGGCATCTGATAATGGCTCTGCCCGGTTCATATACTCCCGGTATATTCCTATCAGGTCATATATCAATTTTCTTCTCTGGCACTCCCGTTCTGCCTTTTTTCGTTTCATCGCGCTTTCTTTTTTTGCGCGGTATATTGCCAGATTTGACGCGAACGAATCGTTTTTTTTATAATCGCCTCCGAGCATCCGGAAAGCATCTTTGAACGAAATGTCGTAAAACCTACTGACAAAATCAAAGATATCTCCGTTAGCTCCACAGGCAAAACAATGAAAATCCTTATCGTAAATTTTCATGGATGGCTCTCTGTCACCTTTATGAAATGGACAATGGCAGAAACCGGCACGATTCGGTGCAGGAAGTCCACACTTGGTCAGAATATCTCGCATGCTATATGTTGCTTTGATTTCCTCACTAGTCATAGGCATCACCTGACAGGATCCGGATAATCTCTTTGCCGGTATCTTTTTTTTCGCAAAATTCAAACCGGACATTGTATCGATCACGGATAGTACACAAGGATTTATATAACTGGTTTCCGTCAACTGCCTTGGCTGATACCACATACTTCTCTCGCTTACCATTTACCATACGCCACCGGACTTCATGCTTTCTTGGATTCTCCCAAAACCACACATCTTCCAGACTCTTAATATCTGGTCCATGCTCCACCAGAATTACCAGCTGTATACCGGCATCAATTGCCTTAAGAAGTTCTCTCTTAAACCGCTCATGCTGCTGGCATACATTCCCGCATAACTCCTGCAGATTCTGCTTCCGGTCAATAATGAGCCTGGGATTGTCCAGACTCATATAATCACCGACCAATAATTTGCTTGAGAAATGCTTCACGCCATTATCATCAAATGTCTTAATAATCTTGCGAATGGCACGCTGCTTCTCTCTTGTATCGATTTGAATATCCAATATTATCAACTCCTAGTTAAATGGGAGTTCTTCATCAATTCCATCCGGAATATTCATGAAGCCATCTCCTGCAGGAGTAGATCCCTGCGGATACCCATTAATATGATTCTTGTACGCTCTTGTTTCACTCATATCAGGCACTGCAGCATCAGCAACCTTATCCACACTCACGAACCAACGAAGCACTCTTTTCTCCAGCTCTCTTCCTTCGTAGTAGTCCATCTGAGGACCGTATACACCGCCAACCAGTTTTCCTTTGAACTGCTGACCAAAGTTATCTCCCCACTGCGTTGCGAATCCCTTGTTGGAATGTTCCACGCAAGTCAGGAATGTCTTGAATGATCTGCTGCAGTCTCCATTCTCGTCTTCTGTTAAAATATACTGCGTTGCCTGGTTCGACCATTTCTTGTCTGGACGGATATCATTCTTAAATGATTCTGCAAAATATCCAGCCTGCTTATCTCCTGGAGCAAAATCAAAGAACACAACAATCATCGGTTTGTTTGTCTTTGACATTCGTTCCTCTACCTGCTTGATAATTAACTTATGTCCTCCAAGCTCAACGGGAGTGAATTCTCCCTGAGCCTGTACGTTTTCAAAATTATTCGGTTTTCTCATCTTAATAATCCTCCAATGCTTTCATTACTTCTACAATGTCATTGTCAATCTCCATCTGTTCAAATGCTCCCATCGGGGATTTTGCTGTGCTGTTATTCGCCTGGGTTTCAAACTTATACTGACCATCAACGCACTTACTCAGCAATACTGTAGTAAACTTGCTCTCTAATACAATCTTGTCCAATTTCTTTCCAGAAGTCTTGATCCGGGTGAACATATAACCATTCTCATCGTGATCTGTCTGAGTATGAGCTGTGAATACAATAGTCAAATCCTCTCTGTATGTATAACATTCGCAAACCAAATCCCAAACACAGGCCGCAAGATCTACCCACTTGTCATATCCTTTTTCTTTGCTTCGACGCATCTCATCCGCAACCATAAGTCCATTAATTGTATCCACTACAATTACCTTGACACCCGGACAAGCTTCTGCAATCCGCTTGATATACTGACGAACCACACTCGCATCATCACACGCAAAATAATTTTTATTCTCCTTGTTGTACTGCTTTCTCCAGCCTTTCCAAGAAAGACCTTTTTTATCAGCATCGATATAATAGGTTTACTTCGGGTCCAAATTTCTCATTGATGTTGTTTTTCCGGATCCTGATTCTCCGGCAATGCAAATAACTTTACTCATTAATTCCTTCCTCCTCTGTTACTCTTGCTGACCATAAATCGGCAAAATGCAAAATCATATACAACGGTGTCTCATTTCCCTGAATCTCATATTTAAACGGTCCATACAATCCGTTATGCCACAGAATTGCCAACTGCTCCTCTTCCGTAAGTTCAATGAATCTGGAAGCAATTGCAATAGATCTTACTTCATGGTCTACATATAGAAGGTCTGGATTGGATTTATATGGCTGCGCCTCACTCTGCTTTGGTTCTGGATTCGGATCAACTTTTGTTGCTCTTCCCTTCAGCATGTTCGGAACATAATTCTCCTTTCCAAACTGTCCCATCTTTCCAAGGTCATGAAGTAATGATGCAATGATAAGAGAATCTCTCAGAAACTCCTCCGGACGGCCCAATCCGCCTGAAATCCTTAATGCATTTTCATACACATTAAGACTATGCTCAGCAAGTCCGCCTTCCTTTGACAGATGGTATCTTGTGCTGCATGGAGCTGTGAAGAATCCTCCTTCCTCCATGTGTTCAACCAGCTTGTTCATTCCTTCTCTATTGGTGCTTAATAAAAGCTCTGTGATTTTTTCTTTATACATATTAATCTTCCTCTCCTTCATTTAATTCAAATCCTAATATTCTGGCTATCATGCCACGTGATACTGAGTAATCTTCTGCTGCTGTATAATCTTTTAAAATGTTCGCTCTGGTCTGAATCTCTAAAAGATTTTTGTATTCCTCCATAGGAATAGTGACTGTATTATTCTCTCCCATGTTCCTGCGCCTCCTTCATCTGCTTTTCTATCTCCTCTACATCTTGTCGCACCAATCGTTCCTGATCAGCCCAATCGTATTCATCCATCTTGCTACTTTTCCTCCGCCACCAATACCGGAAAATCATTCAGCATCTTCTGCATCCACTGCTCGGAATCCCGTTCTCCAAATCCTGTCATGTTTTCGCCGAGCGAAATAGCAAAGAGTGCATCGCCGGCAATAGTACAACCATGCTTCTGATAACCGTAGAAATGTGATGCCACTGCATTGACTGGAAGGTTCTTAATTAATCCTTCCTCGTCTACCAACATGAGGACCGGCGCCTTAAAGTAGTCGTACATAATCTGTGTATGTACTGTTTCAATGTATCCTCCAATTTCCTGTTGGAGAGCTCTGTAATCATCAAGATTCACATCAATAATAGAGACTTTGTTATCTGTCGTGATTTTCAGTGTTTTCATATTTGACTTATTTCTCCTATTTTCTTATAATGTAATTGACTTATTTTTCTTGAGCGCTTTAAGCTTGCCGGCTTTTGTGAGCGCTCATTTTTATTTTGCCAGTTCGAACAACTGCTTGATCTGCCCGACTGTCAGTACGGTATCCGATTGCAGTCCGCACAGAGTATCAACAACCTGGCATCTTCTGGAAATCAAGCTCAGACTTTTCAAGTCAGCTTTCTTCTCAAAGTTCTTGAGGAAATATCCAAACTCTTCCTCGTTCATCACTGTCGCGATCTCGTTCATATCCTCACCACCTTCCTATACATATCCGTAAGCCCGTCTCCATTCCTGGTACTCGTCCTCCAGGTCAGCTTTCTCAATAACCTCATGGAGCATCTTGAACTTTTCATACTCTATTTGATGTCCAATCTGGTCAAATGGAATGGCTTCACACACCTTGCACTGCTCCGCACTATGCCGGAATAAGATTTCTTTTAAGCTTGCTGTATCAGCCATGTGATCACCTCCTGCATTTTCAGAATTTTGATGGAGATCACCACGAACATTATCATTGTTGCAATGTCTCCCAGGATCACCAGCACGAATAACGTGTCCACAATCCTCTTCATTGTCCACTTTCTTTTCTTCATGTCTAATATCCCACGACCAGCCAATGAAGAAACATAGCCATTGGCAGTCCGTTCATCATCAGTCCTACCACTATCCAATTTCTAACTCTCATGGGCTTGTCCTCCTTTCTACCGCCTAAGCGGTTTTCTCCTTTAAGTCCTTTAATCTCCCGACAATGAAATCCGAGAAGTTCCGGACAATCCGGCTCACTTCTTCCGGTGTCTTATCCCGATATGCATCGTCTGAGATATGGCAGGGGGGTACAGCCATTGTTGGTCATTGTCTCTACAATCATCTTCCTGCCCTCCTATGTTCTTAATTCATGTTTATGTGGTACGGTTTGTACTTGTTGCTATGAGATGCAATCCTTTTCGCACAATTGTGAATACGCCAAGAAATAATAAAAAAATTAATATCATCATTCCAATGGCATTAGGCAAAATACTTATAGCTTCTATTAATGCTGCTGGCGTAAAAACTAGTATCCAGCCAATTATCTTTCTCAGTTTCATCTACTCACCTTCCTATTTCTTCATGCCAATGCGAATCGCACAATCCTTTATTTCAACTACTGTTGTTATCGGCGCTTCTCCTATATACTGACTAATCTGCTCCACGGCATCTCTCATGCATTTTCCGCATATCGGACAGTAATTTGCTTCCTCTGCGAGTTCTGTAAAACACGCTGGACATAACCGCTTCATTTCGTCCACCTCTCTTCTATTGCATCTTTCCTCAATCTCTCCTATACTTTAGTTACAGGCACCGCCATGCCGAGTATTTATGAAAGGAGCGCGTTTTATGGATTTACCAACTTTAATTAATACTATTCTTTGCATTCTATCATTCATTTTGGCAGTAATTTCTATCATAACTGTCGTTATAACACTCCGCCAAAACTCAAAAATGATTGAAAATTCCACCAGACCGTATATTTCTATCTCTTTTCACCCGCTATTTAGTCTCGACTATTTGATACTAAAAAACTTCGGAAATTCCACTGCCAAGATTATTTCACTTGAAACCAACGTGGATTTTCGTATATGCTTTGATGACGATTTTCATTTGCCATTTTCTCATGCTGCTGGCACTTATCTCCATCCTGGTGAACGAATTCTTTCGGCAATCGATGAAGCATATAAATTATGTAAGAAATATGATTTTCTTATATTTGACATAACATATGAAGCATCTGGAAAGCTCTATAAAGAGCATATAGAAATTAATCTGAATTCATATGCTGATCATGCCGCTATCCGTCCAACTGTAAACCAGGAAAATGCTCAACAAGTAATAGCAAAAACTTTGCAGGATATCTCTGACATTTTAATGTAATGTAGTTGTGTATGCGATATCCTTCGCAAGCTCCAAAATATCTTTTATGATTTCGCAAGTAAAACAGTTTTCTGGTAACTCATTTTTTATGGCCGCTAATGCCTCTTTTGCGGCCG